ATAGAAACAATTAATCTTTTAGAAAAGAACAATAGAACTTGGGAAGATGTTACAGAGGTATTCATTGTAGGGAAGTATAACATAGGGAAAGATAAATTCTATGAATTGGCTTCATCTGCTAATTATAACTGGAATAAAGATGAAATAAATGGAAAATTAATAATAAAAGGAAATGACTTTATCATTAATGTTCATTATGCTGAGGGGTTTAGAACTTATTTAGATCTTATAGATTTAAAAGTTCCAGAGCTATCAGCAGCTGAACCTAAACTATTTAATTTTTTTAATAATGAATATGTTGGAGATTAAGGAGTTGATATAGTTGTTAAAAGCAAAATTTATAGACAAAATCTTAGAAGTTATGAACGAAGAAGCAGATAGAATTTGGATAGATAACAAAGAGGTTACTGTTTGCTTTAAAGATAGCAAAGATGTAGATGGTAATGCAGAAATACTTAAACATATCTATACTTTAAAGCTAAATGAAGTAGTTGGAGAATACAGAATAAGAATAGATTATGAGTTTAAAAATATTGAAATTCATAGAAATAATAAGTTTGTAACTCTTAGAGGATTTGGGAAATATGGTGTAACTGAAATATGGTCTATGATTTTAGAAGAAATAGATAAAGATAAGGTGAAAAATAATGATAAATAGATGGGATGTATTGGAATGTATGAGAGAATTTCCCAATAAAACAAGACAACAAATAGCTGAACATCTGAATGAAGATTATGAAGCTATTAAAAAATGTATTTTAAGATTTAGAAAAAATGGTTGGATAAAAGAAGTTAATGGTAGTTGGGTGGTTCTTAAAACTCCACAAATAAATAAGTCTGATGACAAGATAGAAATTGTTGAAGAAATGATTGAATCTCTATTGGAAGATTTTAAGAGTAGCACAAAAGTAAGTGAAAGAATTAGATTGGCAGAGCTATTAATTCAACTATTAAGTAAATTTTAGGAGGACTTTATGTTTTTAATAAATGATAAATACTATGAACTAATTTTAGAAGATGGAGACATCGCAGTTCTATCAAATGTTGTTACTGGAGAGTCTATGACTATTCTAATAAAAGACTTATGGAACTATGCAATATAAGAGGAGATTGAATATGTTAGAAAAGCAAGTAGAAAATCAAATAAAAAAATGGTTAGAGCAAAATAACTATTGGTATTTTAAAGTACATGGTGGACCATTTCAAAAAACAGGTGTTCCTGACATTATAGCTTGTATGAATGGTAGATTTGTAGCAATAGAAGTTAAAAGACCAAGTGGTGGAGTTGTATCCAAATTACAACAAATACAAATGGTAAAAATAAAAGAAAATGGTGGTGTAGTAGGTGTAGCAAGAAGTTTAGCTGAGTTCTTAGAGATATTAAAGGAGGCTAAATTGATATGATGTTATACCAATATCAAAAAGACTTATTAGATAAGAGTTTAAAAAATTATATCTATCCACTTGGAACAGGTACAGGAAAGACTATTTTATCTATACATCATTATTTTAAATATGCACAAGATAAAAGATTAGTTATAGTTGCACCAGCTCAAAAGGTTAAGGAAGGTGGTTGGGATAGAGAAATTAATAACTTCAATAAATATTATGGAGTAAATATAAATTATGAAGTTTTTAGTTATGGAAGATTAAAACATGTAATTGGAGATAAGGAGATATACTTAATCTTTGATGAATGTCATTACATAAAAAACTATAAGAAATCTCAAAGAAGTAAACTGGCTTTAAAACTATGCAAGGCTTGTTATGGTTATTGTCTATTAAGTGCAACACCAGCAAGTAATGGTTATCAAGATTTAGGTAATTATATGGCTATATTTGGAATATATGCTAGTGGATATAGTTATGAAAAAGCTAATGCAATAAAGAAAATGAACTACATGGGATTTTATGAAATAGTTGGTTGGAAGAACACGGAATACATTGATAAATGCTGGAAAGCTATTAGTAGTATAGCACTTAATAAAAATGATTGTTTGGATTTACCAGATTTAGTATTTGAAGAAAAGTATTTTGCAGCTGGCGATGAATATATCACTATAAAAAAAGATAGAGTTTTAAGAGATGAATTATATGATAGCTCTCCAAAATTTATAGCTGGACTTAGACAGTATGCTGGATTTAATGAAAAACTAGAATATTTAAAAGAGTTTAGAGAATCAACAGATTCTAATATCTTAATTTTCTATAACTTTAAAAAAGAAGCTGAAGCTATAAAACAGTTAATAAAAGTAGATTATGAAGTCAGTGGCTCACTAAGTAAAATACCTAAGTTTGAAGATTTTAAAAATCTAAAAAACAAAACTACTCTTGTGCAGATTCAAGCAGGAGGAGCAGGTATAGAACTTCAATATAATTCAGAAGTAATATTTTTTAGTCCTACTTGGAGTTATCAAGACTATGAGCAAGCCATTGGTAGAGCTTATAGGATAGGTCAAAAAAACAAAGTAACCGTTTATAAGTACATTGGACTAGGGACAATAGAAGAAAAGGTTTATACAAGGTTAGATGACAAAAAAGACTTTGTAGATAAGTTATTAAGTTTAGAAGATTTAGGAGGATATGAATGGAACAAGAAAAATTAATATCACATACTCCAGGAGAGAATGTGACAGAAAACAGAAATAAATATCTTGGTGGAAGTGATTTACCAGCTTTATTTAATGTAAGTCCTTTCAAAGATTGTTTTACTCTCGCAAGAGAAAAAGCAGGAGTAATCCCTGCAGCATTTAAAGGAAATGAATACACTAGATATGGTCAATTGTTAGAACCACAAATCAGAGATTATATCAATAGTATTTATGAGCTTAAATTTAAAGAAAACACAAACATTAATGAAGAGTTAGGACTTAGATCTAACTGTGATGGATTAGATAAAGAAGCAGGATTATTACTAGAAATTAAAACTAATGCTGGTGTATATGTTTCAATTTAATGTTGAAAAAGGTTATTTAGTTCAATACAAAAGACCAGAGAACTTCTGGAGTGGGCTAAATTATGAAACACAACACACAGATGATTATTTCAATCAAGAATTTGATCCAGAAAGAATATCTGTGATGGAAATAAAAAAAGATAATAAATTGATACAACAAATATTATCTAAAGCAGAAAAATTTTGGAATGATATAGAAAGATTAAAAGAAAATCCAAATATGACAGAAGAAGAGTTTTATTTCAATGATAAATTGGTTGAATATAACAACACTATAAATAAATTATCAGTTCTGGAAAAAGAATTAGCTAGACTTAAAGATATCGAAAAAGAGACCAAAACACAAAGAGAAATATTATATGAATTAATGCATAATGTAGGAGTTAAAACAATAGTTACAAATAATCTTATGATCACAAAAATAAATCCTACAACAAGTGAAAAAATTGATTCTAAAAAATTAAAAGAAGAATTACCTGAAATAGCTAAAAAATATAACAAAATAACTAATGTAAAAGGCTATGTAAAAATAACAGTTAGAGCAGATAAAAATGTAGTGGAAGAAATTAAAGAAGAAATAATAAGTAACACAAATATAGATAATAGTAAAAAGTCAGCACTTGCTGCACTAGGATTATAAGGAGGATATAAAATGATTAAATTACCAGCAAATGAACCAAAGGTGGCAGATATTACACCAAAAAGCTTCTTAATATGGGGTGAGTCAATGTCAGGAAAAACTTACTTAGCAAGAGAATTTGATAACCCATTAATAATTAATACTGATGGGAATGCAACAAAAGTTAATACTCCATCTATTGCAATTAAAAACTTTGCAGAATTTGCAGAAGTTATTGAAGCATTGAAAAATGAAAAACACACATATAAGACTGTAATTATAGATTTGATAGATGATATTGAAACTATGTTAACGATACATATATGTGAAGTAGCAAAAGTTGAAAGTTTAGCAGATATTCCTTTTGGAAAAGGCTATGCTAAATTTAATGCAGTATGGAAGAAGTTAATGATTGAATTAACTCAAATGAACATGAATGTAATATTTATATCACATTCAATAGAAAAATCTGAAAATAATGGACAAACAATGTATCAAGCTCCTAGCTTAGGACAAAAACCATTAAATGCTTGTATGGGCAGATGTGATTTCTCTATACAAACTAAAAAAATTGGAAGCAATTACATTAGAATATGCACTAACAAAAGAGAAGCATACAAAGAAGAAGATATAAAAGACAAAAAGATTCTTGGAATCTTAAAAACAGTTAAAGGTGTTTTTGAGATAAAACCAACAATTAAACAAGTGGCATCAACAAAAAATGAAAATGTAAGTAAAACAACAGAAAACACAAATAATATAAATAAAGATGGAGGTAACAAATAATGAGCATAGCAGATATCATGGCAGAATTAGAGGCACAAGATTGGAAGGCAGGAGATAAGGAAACAGATTTTTCTGTAGCCGATGGAGTTTATGAAGGAGTTATAGAAGGACTTGAATACAAGGAAAATGAAAAAGGTACTCAATGGTTTTCATTTACTGTAAATTTAATAAATGAAAATAAAAAGTATTTTGCAAATGTATACTTTAGTGGAAAAATGGCAGCTATAAACTTGAAAAAATTTATAAATATAATTTATAACTTAACAGGAGAAGCATTAACATCTATGGACTTTGCCAATGAAGTAGCTTTAGCACAAAGATTAAATGATGAGCTAATTGGAAAAGATGTAGTTATAGAATTAACAACTAAAAAAGAATTCCAAAACTTCAAGTTTATTTTCCAAGAATAGTAGAATTAATAGGAAAAATAAAAGGGAGAGTTAAACTCTCCCTAACTATTCTATGAAAGGAGGGTAAATAAATGAGAAGAGATATAGTTGGATTTTATGACTTTGAAGTTTTTATGTGTGATTGGTTGGTTGTTATAATCACTACTCAAGATGAAGAAATAATAATACACAATAATCCTGAATTATTAAAAAAGACAATGAATAATATAAATTGCTTAATAGGATTCAATAAT